GTGCTTCGCCTAGCATATATTTACATGCAGCTAGTGTATAATCTTTGATCCATTGTTTTGCAAGATAATCGTCAAGTAATTGATCATCAGGTCTGTAGTTATATGCATAAATTAATACTTCTTCATCTGCACGTGGACGTTGTAAGATTGTAAGTTTCTTAGTTGGAGAGTTCCATTTGAATTCAATAAAGCTACCAAACATTCTACCTACTAGTTCTTGATATCCAGCAAACATGTCATATGTAGCAAGTCCGCCCATTTGAGTTGACCCACTTAATAGATACGTATTTGTAAATGCTAAGTTAAACGGCTCAAACATAGATCCGCCTCCACCATTGCCGCTACGTGAACCAATTGAACGTCTAAATAATTTACGTACTTCAATAACTTCGTTTGGTAGTACATATTCGTTTTGATCTTCTATTAATGTCAAAAACAAATATGACTCTTCTACAGCATGATCTGTACGCTGTCTATACTTTGTTAAAGATTTTGTTAGTGCAGATTCGTAATGTATTGGATCAAGTTCAACATCTACCATGCCTCCGCCCAAAAATGCGTTAACATAGTCGAATATTTCTTGTTTTTTTGTACTATTAGCTGTTGTCATATATCTTGTTCTCCAATAGTATTTATCGTATCGATAAATATGTATATGCCAAGACTATCATTATATAAACCAGAAAGAGGCAACGATTACAAATTTATGGATCAAAGGATCTATGAAATGTTTACTATCGGCGGTACTGATGTGAATATTCACAAATATGTAGGCACTGACGATGGTGACGTTGTTAAAGATAACACTCAGATTCAAGATATTCTGTTTTTAGAAAATAGAGACAGAAAATACGATTCAGACATCTATACAATTAGAGGCATATACAATGTACAAGACATTGATTTTGATTTAAGTCAATTTGGACTGTTCTTAACTAATGATACATTGTTTATGACTATACATATTACATCCAGTGTTAAGTCACTTGGTAGAAAGATAATGAGTGGTGATGTAATTGAGCTTCCCCATTTAAAAGACGAGTATGCTGAGAACGACTTTGCTACTAGTTTAAAAAGATATTATGTTGTAGAAGATGTAAACAGAGCTGCTGAAGGATTTAGTCCAACGTGGTATCCGCACTTATACAGAATTAAATTAAAACAAATTGTTGATAGTCAAGAATTTGCAGACATATTAGAAACACCAGAAGATGAAGATATCTTTATGGGAGATTATGTTATATCAAATACATACGAAATTGGCCAAGTAGTAAAGTACAAAGGCAAGTTGTATCAAGCCACAGCACAGACGCAAGGAAACACACCTACAGACGTTTTTAATTGGTCTGAGTATACTGAGAATACCTTAAGAGATTTACTAAGCACATACGAAGCAGAGATGAATATTAATAATGCCGTGCTTGCAGAAGCTGAAGCAGATGCACCTAAGTCAGGGTATGATACTGGTCATTACTATACACTTGATACTGATGATACAGGAAAGTCTATTGTAAACACTGTGGCAGATCCAAATGCTAGTGCGCCAGAAAGAACAGGCTATGCCGGATACTTAGTTGAAGACGGTCAACCACCTAATGGAGCAGCATTTGGTAGTGGCACAAGTTTCCCTGCTATTAATTCAGCAAATGATTATTTTTTACGTACAGACTTTTTGCCAAATAGATTATTTAGGTATGACGGCGAAAGATGGGTCAAAATGCAAGATAATGTTAGAATGACAATGACTAATACTAACGATAGACTTACACAACTTGGTACATTTGTTAATAACACAACTACTAATGAAATTGGTGGTGAAGAAGTTACTGAAAGACAAGCTCTTAGTAAAGCACTTAGACCTAAAGCGGATGATGTATAATGCAATTTTTTTATGATGCACAAATTAGAAGATATATTACACAACTTATAAGAATGTTGAGTAATTTTAATGTGCAAGATGCACACGGAAATGATAAACAAGTACCTGTTATGTATGGTGATTTAACTCGTCAAGTTGCTAATATACTAAGAGATAATTCTGAAAATAAAATACCAACAGCGCCGCGAATGGCTGTATATGTAACTGGCTTAGAAATGGACAGAGATAGAACAGCTGATTCTAGTTTAATAAGCAAAAGACATGTACGTGAACGCACATACGATAGTGCTACGGGCGAGTATCTTAATACACAAGGTAAAAACTACACTGTTGAAAGACATATGCCTGCGCCATATACATTAAAAGTAACCGCAGATATTTGGGCATCAAATACAGAACAAAAACTACAAATATTAGAACAAATATTAGTATTGTTTAATCCAAGTTTTGAAATACAAACTACTGATAACTATCTAGACTGGACAAGTTTAACTGTTGTTAATATGGAAGGTATTAATTTTAGTTCTAGATCAATTCCAGTTGGTGTAGATAGCGAAATTGATGTTGCTAGTTTACAATTTAGCACACCTATATACTTAACACCTCCTGCTAAAGTAAAACGCTTAGGTGTTACAACAAGTATTATATCTAATATATTTAATGAAACAACCGGCGATATTAATTTAGGTGCTACAATAGCAGGTCAAATTGACGGCACAGAACCTACATTTGTAACTAGAGTTAATCAAGGACTAATGCCAAGCGGCGGTGGCCAAGATGACGGAAGTTCAATGACTGTAGATGACGGTGTATTTCCAAATCAAGGTACAGGTCAGATGGACTTTAGTACTAAAAGATTATTTGATAAAGGAAGTATTAGTAGCACGTATCAAAACTATGGGCTTAGTGTACAGGACGATGTAGCACAATTAATATATCGTAATAAAGTTGGCGAAGTAAGTTGGAATGAACTTGTTGAAGCATATCCAGGCACATATGTACCTGATGTTAGTAAAATATTATTAAAATCAAACGAAAGTGACAATTATATTGCTGGTACATTTACTATTAATCCATTAGATGATACTAAAATAGTTATTAACTTTGATAGTGATACATTACCAGACGATACTATTATTGCAGGCCCTGCAAGAAGCTCAAATAGTCTTACTACAATAGATTATATTATTGACCCGTTAAGATTTAATCCTAATGAAGTAAAACAAGCGGGACTACGTTTATTAATATTATCAGATATTGGTGACGAAAGTAATGTTGACGGACCTGATGCTTGGAAAAATACAAACGGAACAGACTTTATTGCAGGCGAAAGTGATATTGTTGAATGGGACGGATCAACTTGGCACATTGTATTTGATGCCAGCGGTGCTGATGACGGAAGCACAGGATCACCAGCTACATATACTAGTAACTTAAATACCGGTATCCAATATAAATGGAATGGCGAATATTGGATTAAAAGTTACGAAGGAGAATACTCAGGAGCGACCTGGACCATACTACTTAGTGCATAATTATTAGTATGAAAGAGATTGTTTGTAGTGGAGCATTATTCTACTCCTTAAATACAGAAAGATTTTTATTTTTACACAGAACAGGAAACAAGTCTAATGTTTCTTGGGGCCTTGTTGGTGGAAAAAATGAAAGTGCCGAAACTCCTTGGGAAGGACTTAAACGCGAAGTTCAAGAAGAAATAGGTAATGTAGATTATACTAAAATACTTCCTCTAGAAAGTTTTGTTAGCAATGACAATTACTTTTCCTTTCATACATATCTAATTGTAGTCGAAAATGAATTTATACCGCAACTTAATAATGAACATGATGGCTATGCATGGGTTACTACAGGACAATGGCCAAAGCCATTACATCACGGTTTAAGAAATACACTACAAAATAAAACAATACAAAATAAGTTAAAAACAATAATTGAAGTACTAAAGGTAATAGACGAAAATGAGTGACGTACAGAAACAAGATTGGGGACACGAATTAACAATTGCTAGAACCAATGATTATTGCACAAAAATATTAGCATTTACTGGTGCTGGTAGTAGAACAAATTTCTTCTTTAATGTTAAAAAAGAAAAAACTTGGTTTGTAAATACAGGCAATTTTAAGTTAAGATGGATAGATACAGACACAGGAAAACTATTTGAAACTGTGTTAGGTGAAGGTCAAACACATCATGTAATGCCGTTAATGCCGTGTTGTTTAGAAGCAGTAGTAGCTGATAGTTCTATAACAGAATCCAGTAATGGTGATTTTGAAAAAGATACTTTTATAGTATTACCTTCAAATAACATAGGATAGAAAATGTTTCCACAATTAACAAAGTCTAAAAAATGGATTAAAGATATCACTAGGTATAATACAGCTTGTGATAGTTTAGACGAAGGCAAACTAAAAAACAAATTAACGGGATATATTAATACATTTAAATCACTTAGTGAAGAAATTGATGTAGGTCATCAAAGTGGAAGTGGGGGTTATATCAAACCAAGACAGTTAATTGATATTAAACATAATCTACTTACTACTAAAGATAAGATTGAAGCAATTTTAAAACAATTACAGTAGTGATATACGTTTAATAGTTATAGCACCTACCATTGCAGGATGCAATGTACACTGATATCTGTAACCACCTGAGATAGTCTCTGGCACTTCCCAATACAATGTTCCGCCATCTTTACCCTGTGCGTTTGTACCAGTTGAAACATTACCAATAATATCTACATGTATTAGGCCAGTATTATATGCTGTGCCTGTACCGTCTTGTATTTCAAATGGATGGCCGCCTATTTGATCTAAATCAAATGCAATAGTCATTCCGCCAATTGCATACAACGTAGGATTATTTCCACTATATCCGTGACTATCAACAGTATAAGCAGAGTTACCTGCATTATTCATTCTAATCATTGCAAAAGCTGATGTATAACTTTTGTCAATTGTTCTACCAGTACGTACAACTTCTTCTAAATCGTCATACTTGTCAACACCTAATGCTCCTGAAAAATCAACACGTACATTATTACCTGCTACTGTAGTATTAATATTTGTACCACCTTGTACTGTAAAAGTTGATGTTGTAGTGGCCGCTGTTAATGATCCAGCATCACCAAATATTGTTGTAAACACATTCTGATCTGGATCGCCGCCTCCACCACTTACTGTGTCTGGTCCCCACGAGTCACCGTCCCATACAAGTGCTTGACCTGTAGCTGGTGCTGTAGTATCTACGTCTGCTAATGCTGATAAATTAGAACTTGTACTAAGTGCATCTGTTATTCCGTATCCTGATATAGTAGTTGGAGTTGTGCCTAAGTCTGCAAAGTCCACAACAGCATCAGTAATGCCGTAACCTGATATTGTAGTAGGTACATTTGATAAGTTTAAAAATGATCCGTCAAATGCGTCAGTAATACCGTAACCTGCTATAGTAGTTGGTTTAGTAGTTAAGTCTGCAAATACTCCGCTGAATAATAAAGATGTAGTGTCAGTTAAGTCGCTTACATCTGCTGGTATAGTTGGTGTATTTTGTAAGTTATTATAATTTAAAAAATATGTACTATCTTGACCGTCTAATGTGTCAGCATCAGTGCCGCCGCCACCTGTTGTTGCATCAAGTCCTGGTGACCATTTTGCACCATCCCATTTTAACACATTACCTGCAACAGGTGTTGTATTTGTAGTATCTACGTCTGTTAAATCGGTTATGCTTAGTGTAGGCGTTGAACCATTAATTGTAAGTGTGTTACCTACTATGTTTGTTGTTACGTCAGTACCGCCTGCAATAGTTATTGTACTAGTCGGTGCAGAGGCCGATAATGATCCTGCATCTGCATCAATTTGAGAAAAGATATTTTGATCAGGATCACCAACAGAGCCGTTAAAGTCTATTGTTACTTCATCGCCACTTATTGTTGTTTCGATATTGGTGCCGCCGCTAATAGCAAATGAGTCATTTTCGTCGTCTGCTGTAGTAGTACCCGAGTCTGCTGTAAATGTTTTAAATGCATCTGGTTGTTCTGCAGAAATACCACCACCTGAAACTACGTTCCAAGAAGTGCCGTCCCAAACCCACGTAGTTGTGCCGTCAGTAAATGTTTCGTCTACATTTGGTGTTGCTGGAAAATTTAATGCCATTAAGAGCCTCCACTAATATTTATCGTTCCTGTAATAGCCCATGTGTTTAATGATCCATGTCTACTGTATAACATTCTGTTTGGTCCACCTAATAAACTATTAATGTAATCATCATAATCAGTATCAGAACCTGTAGTACTTATTACATTTTTAGTGTCACTAAAAACTTTGTCCTGTAACTGTCCTGGTGTTAAGTCAGGCTGTACTTGTAAATGTAAAGCACATACTCCTGCTACTTGTGGCGATGCCATTGATGTGCCGCCAATACTCATAATTTTATATGTACTGTTACCAGGATAGTCTAGCAACGAATACACAGCGTCTGCAAGTACACTAGACGTACTCATTATATTATCACCTGGTGCATATATGTTTATTCCAGGACCTCTTGTAGAACTTCCTGCTATTCTATCAACACCTGAATTTACTTCAGCGTCTATATTACCTACCATAAATGCTTCATTACTAAATGGAGAACTACCTCGATGATATTGGTATGTTCCACCACTAAACACTACTTCATTATCAAAGTCAAGGCCTGTTGGTAAGTCTGCTTTATATCTATTGTTTCCTGCGGCAATGCATACATGTATACCAGCGTCAATCATATCTTCTATTTCTGCATCTACTGACGGTACTCTTACTGGTACTCTATTATTACCAAAAAACAATCTACTAACTCCAGTTGCGGCCCATAGTCCGCCTCTATCAGTGTAGTCAACTCCGTATGTCCATGCTGTACCTCTATAAGTACCACTTATTGGATCACTAGTTTGGTTTGATCCGTAGCCCCAACTCATGTTAACTACTGTAGGACGGCTATTAGTCTTAGCATTGTGCCATAATCGTATAGCATCAAACGCATCACTAATTGAAGTACCAGTACCGTCACTTCCTGACAATGTTTCTAGGCCTCCTAACTTTTGAGAATAAATGTGTGCGCCCTTTGCCCAACCGTATGTTTTGCCTGCAGCTATACCTGCGCAATGTGTTCCGTGACCATCAGCATCTCTATAATAGTTTGTGCTTTGTGTTCCAGGAAGACCACTTTCTGTATACCAGTCAATTTGTTGTAATCTACTGACACCATCTTTATCTTCCCACTCAGGATGATTAGGATCAATGCCGCTGTCTTGTATTACTACGTCTACACCTGTTCCGTCTAACGCATAGTTGTAGTCGCCTGCAACAGTATTATTACTACCATATACATTAGTTGTTTCTATACAGCGTCTTAGCCCCCAATTCACATAACTTGGTGTTGTTAGTGCAGCTCCTGAAATTGTTCTATAAAATACGCCAGTTTGTGATGCATTTTTTATTAGTTCAATATCGTCTCGTTGTTCTGGTGGTATTTCTACTGATAATACTCTTTCGTCATTTTGTAATGTTGACGCTTCTTCGTCAGTAAGCATCCAATGTGTCATACGCTTTGAACCAGCTCTTGGATTTGCTATATCTACACTTCTATTTGGTATTGGGCCTGCACCAGAACTTGCAGCTAATTCTGCATCAAATGCTTCTATATCAATTCCTCTATGTACTACTACAATGTATTCTTTTTCCATGTATTACGCCTTAAAAATATAAACAGCACCACTACCTTGATTTTCAGCAGGAACACCTGTTACTAGATAATCATTAGTTGCTCTTATAGTATAGCCAAATCTATCACTAGTGCTAGTAGTATATTTATTTGGATTAGTTATAGTATTTTGGTAACTCCAGTCCGTTGTACTAAAAATATGTATAACGCCACTTGCTGTACCATTATCGTCATCTTCTTCCAACGCTCCTACAGCAAGATAATTATCTGTTAGTGCAATAGATTCACCAAATCTATCATTATTTGCGGTACCGTATGTATTAGGATTTTGTATTGTAGATACTAAACTTCCGTTTGTTGGATTATATACATATACTCTACCACTGTTTGTAGCTTCACTGTCCTCACCGGGACAACCTACTACAGCATAATTTTCATTTAAGTCTACAGCATAAGCAAATCTATCATCTCCGTCAAGTGCATCATCTTTTGGATTATAAATTGATTGATCAGCAGCACCTGTAGAGTTATTAAATAGGAAGAATGCACCACTATCGCCTTGTCCTAATGCACCTGGTTCATTTTCTCTCCAGTTGCCTATCATTGTCCATGTATCAGTAATAGCAAGTGTATTAATCCTTTCACCAATTTGGTCACCTGGATATTCATCTTCACCATCTAAGTTTGGATTTTCAATAGAGTGATCTAAGTTTCCGTTTGATAAATCAAAGATGTATGTCCAACCTGTATCGTCGCCTAGCCCTACAGCGTTTTCTCTATATGCACAAACACTTGCATAGTCTTCAGTAAGTGCAACAGTACTACCAAATGCATCTCCATTTGCATTAATTTCTGTTGTATTAGGATTTGGATCATTAAACGTATATACTAAACTTCCGTCAGTTATATCAAATACGTATGCTTTACCGTTATTATCAGTAGCATCATTTTCGCCCGGTGCTCCTACAATAACGTATCCTGTATTAACAGCAACACTTGTGCCAAACAAATCTCCGTCACCTGCATTTATAGGTGCTACTGGATTTGGATTTACTATTGTTCTTAGATATGTACCTGTAGAAGTGTAAATGTAAACAATACCTTGTGATGGTACTCCTAATGTGCCTTGTTCACCAGGTGCTCCTACAGCAATATGATTAGGTCCTATTGCAACAGTAGTGCCAAATGCATCTGATTGTGCAATGCCTTCTTCATTTGGATTTTCTAAATATTTTAATAATTTAAAAGGTTTAAGTATAGGCTGAAAATATTGTAGGGAACTTGCTGAACTATATCTTGGCATAACTATTATCCATAATTTACGTAACTACCTAAAACGTTCCAAGAACCTCCTACACGTAGCATGGATAAAGTTATTACATCAGTCTTGTTTGCATTACCGGATGGTGCAACGTTATCTATCCATTTTATAGTTTGCGTTACTCCTGCTATTTGTATTACATTAGGTACATATGGTGTTGTTCCTTGTGTAATAATAATTGCTGTGTTTGTTGCTCTGTTGTCTGTGGTTGGAACATTTGTTATATCTGCTGTCCAGTTTGCTGCTGGTGTTGTAACATTAAATATTGGACCAGCACTATAATTAAATGTAACTGTTCCTGTTGCTCCTGCTATATTAGTTAAAACTTCGTTAGTTTTTAATACATTTTCTAATCGTATACCATCTGGTGCAATAAAGTCAATAGTACTTGCACTTGTAAAAGTAGGATTACCTATCCCTGTATTTTGTATTGCTGCTGCATTTACACTAGACGCTGTTAATATTCCTGTTGCTGTAATATCATCAAACGTAACATCATTTGTAGTATTTAAGTTTTGGTCATATGATGATCCGCCGCCACCTGAACTGTTTATTGTAATTGTATTTGTTGCGCCGTCAACATCTAATGTTACATTTGCGCCTGGTGCAAAATTTACTGTATCTGCGTTACCACTTGCTACTAATGTTGATCCACCGGTAACACTAATATTTTTAAATGTATTAACTGACGGTAGTGGCACTGTAGGTTGTATCCATTGACTACTATCTTCATCTGTTACATATACAAATATTTTACCATTAGTGCTATCAAACCAAATAGTACCCTGTGTTGGTTCTGTCGGTGCTGTATCTGATACTTCTACATTTGCGCCGCCTGC